GACGAGCTGGCCGCAGTCGCAGAGCGCGACGAGCGGGGCCGTCGACGTGACGAGGAGACGCCCGAAGCGGTCTCCGATTTCAAGCGTCAAGGTGAGACTCCGCTGCTGGCACGTAGCGATAATTGTACTCTTCCGCGAGTTCGTGGAGCGTTTGAATCGCCGCGAGCTGGTCCCAGCCTGATTCCGAATTGGCAATCTCTGCCCAGTAATCAAGCCACGCGCGGCATTCCGAGCGGGTCATGTCTTCCGAAAAGCCGAATTTGATTTGCATAATGTTTTCCCTGCTGAACGAACGTTATAAACGAGAAGCGCCACTAGCGCAAGCAAATCTCGCGGCGAGGGTGACGATTTGCTTTGTAGCGTCGGAAAACCCTCGGCAAATCAATACCGTGTGCCCGACCGAGACTAGATAACGGTGCCAGTCTGTTTGCTCCGCCGAGACTGATCCGCCCTTGGCTCGCTTCATCTCGACCCAGCAATCCCACGCGGGAATGCACAAATCGGGCACGCCGGGGGAGACGCCTTCGGCCTTGAGCCTTCCGCCTTGCGCCTTGCCTCGCGCTCCGCCGTTCGGAATTGCAAAGATTCGCACGCCTTCGTAACGTGTTCGGAACCAGCGGACGAACTCTCGTTGCTCCTCGTGCTCTGTGAGAATCCGTTCCGTATTTATTACTCTGACCATATTCGGCTCGTTATCCTTGGAAATTTGCCTTCCATCTTGTACTTTACAAGATTCGGCACGTTATCATGCTCGTTGAATCTCATCGCTAGGTCGGTCAAATCGCCTGAAATATCCCATCCGGGTGTCAATCCCGCCTGATTCGCAATCCTTGCTAGCTCGCGTCGCGCTTTTTCGCCTGCATAGCCGTCGTGTTGAATGCAAAAATACTCGTCAAGAGGCATTTCGCCAAGCTCGCCGTAATAGCGAACCCGCAGCATCTCTTTCCCGCTCGATTGCGATAGATGCTTCATCCAGCGCCATTGCAGAACGGTTAGACTTGAGCGGTCGTCGCCCATAATATCGTCGTCGTGAAGAGTCATTGCCGCGGCTTTTGGCTCGGGAAAAAGCTCGCCGCAGGCGGAGCATTCGCGCGCGCTTGTTGCGCACAGCTCCCCGCAGGTCGGGCACACCTTGACCGGCGCTTCGCCGGATCCGCTGCCTGCCTTGCGCGGCGGGCGAACGTCGGTAATTGGACCGTGGGTCGCGACCACGCCGGCAAAGTCAAGGACGAGGCAATCAGCGACGTGTTTCTTAGGGCGAAATCCTCGCCCCGCCATCTGCACGTAGAGCCCCGGCGAAAGGGTTGGTCTCAGCATGGCGATGAGGTCAATATTTGGCGCGTCGAATCCGGTCGTGAGCACGTTTGCGTTCGTCAGCGCCTTAATTTCCCCGCGCTTAAACGCCTTGATGATGCGTTCTCGCTCTGCCTTGGGAGTCTCGCCAGTAATGCATTCCGCGGCGACGCCTTGCGCCTTCAGCGCTTCGCAAACGTGCTGCGCGTGCTCCACGCCGCAGCAGAAAAAGAGCCAGGAGCGACGCTCGCCTGCAAGGGCGATGGTCTCGCGCACAACAGCGGCGTTTTTGTCCGCCTTGTCTACGGCGCGTTGAAGCTCGCCTTCGATGAATTCTCCGCCTCGGCGGTGGACGCCTTCCGTTGACAGCTTTTCGCTTGTGATTTTGCTGCGCAGCGGCGAGAGGTGGCCTTTTGCCACAAGCTGCTCAATGGAAACCGGCTCGATGAGCGCGTGGAAAAGAGCTGGCGCGTCGGTGATAGACCCGTGCCCGAGACGGTACGGCGTTGCCGTTAGGCCAATGATCCGCAGCGCTGGATTGCTCTTGATGAGAATATCCAGAAAATCGCGGTAGCCTCCTTCGCCCTTGTGCGAGACGAGATGCGCCTCGTCGATGATAACTAGATCAATCTTCCCGAGGTCTTTTGCGCGCTTGGCAATTGACTGAATGCCCGCGAAGGTAATCGGCTCGCCTAGTTGTTTCTTGCCGATGCCTGCCGAGTAGATGCCGAGCGGCGCACCGGGCCAGTGTGCGCGCATCTTTTCGGCGTTCTGCTCAATCAATTCCTTCACATGCGTAAGCATGAGAATTCGCGTATCGGGCCAGTTTTGAAGCGCGTCCTTGCAGAGCGCAGCGACGATGTGACTCTTGCCGCTCCCCGTCGGCAGCACGATGCACGGGTTTCCCGTGGGGTTAGAAGCGAACCATCCCATGAGGCTTAAAATGGTTCGCTTCTGGTAATCTCTCAACTCAGCCAACGATCCGCCCCCCGAATTTAGTGCGGAGCGCTACCAGCGTCGGATCAACGCAAGCCTTTGGATTTGTCAGGATTTCGCTTGAGGAAAACCCATTGGCGCCGTTGTTGACTGAGACGCCATCAATAGAGACCGTGGCGCTAAGGTCGTCGTTGTATGAAACGGGATAAGAAATCAAATCCGAGTGAATCGCGTGGCAATCGTGCGCCTCGCGCTGCCATTCAAGCGGCAGCACAGTATCTTCGTGCGCAGCGCAAACCCAGGTGGATTCCGGCGTTGCCGTCGCATGAGCGCAGGTCCGGCAGTTGACTGCCTTTGCAACGTGCGACACGTGACAGAAATCGTGCGCGGCGCACCATCGGCATTGATACCACGTCGGATCCGCTGAGATGGGCGGCGGCATCTCGTCGGAGGTCGCGAGCCTCCAGCCTCGCTCAATGGCTTTCTTCGCCACGGCAGCGTCGTAGCGAATTCGCTCGGTATAGATGCGATCGTCGTCCTTGCAGACTGCAAGGTACAGCGCGCGATCGATTCCTGTCCCGTGCATGTAGATTTGCATCTGGATAAAATGCATCGGCTTTGATTTTTCCACGCCGTCTTTTTCCACAGATTCCCACGAATTCTTGCTGTGCGTCTTAATTTCCAAGACGTGCGACTTCTTCGGCGCTTCCGGAACGCCCGACACGATGATGCCGTCAATGCTCCCGGAAACATGCGATCCAAGGTCAACTCGCGTCTGCTCGCCGCCCGTCGCTCGCACGACGCAGCCGGCAGCGATGAGGTCCGAGACAACGAGCGCCTCCTCAAGATTCCCGCGGCGGAAAACGCGCAAGATGCGACCGGGAAAATCCTCAACAATCGCCATGCGGAACGACAGCCACAGCCAGCGGTCGCAGGCGTGCCCGAGCTGACTCGCGCCCATGTGCCCCCGCGGGCCTTCGCGGCGCGAGACGTGGCTCTGATCAATCTTATTCTGTAGCGTTTGAACTTCTGGAATCTTCATGCTAGTTCCTTAATCTCGAAAAACGCGCGGCGTGAGGCTATCCCCCCTGCGTCGTCCGCCGCGCGCTTTTCGGCCTAATTTACTTGATCACTTGAGCCAAGGGGCCTTTGGCTTTGCCGGTGCTGCTGCTGGAGATGCCTTCGGCGCTCCTCCGAGAGATTTGAACGCCTTAATGTCGTTGCTGTTGCCATACTGTTCCGACTCGCGAATCGCGAGCTTGATCTCAAGGCTTCCGCCCACGAGCTGGTCAGTGTCCTTGAGCGACCTCAGGCCGATCGCTCGCATCAGCTCGCCGAGCTGCTGGCGGCCAATCTCTTCCGCCTTGGGATTCGGATTCGAGATGTTCAGATTGCCAAACACGACGCGCCCCCCATGAGACGGGCCGTCTACGTCATAGCGAATTTTGATGTATTCCCCCGTGCCTGCCTTGGTTTTAGCCACACTGGCTTCTTTAATTACTACTCGATACCAGCCCGGCGGGAGCGGGTCAAAACTGCTTGTGCCAACGGGCAGAGACTCGATGTCGAACGATTCGTTGAGATTCATTACTTGGATTCCTTGGTCGAGATTGAAAAGCTTGGACGCCCTGGCGTCGTCGTGATGGCGCCGAGCAGTGGCTCGGTGATGGTTGACGCCGAAGCTTTCCACACTGCGGCGTTAATCTCAGGCTTCCACCTGAAGAGCGATTGAAGGTGTTCCGTCAGACCCGCATCGCGGGCAAGCTCCTGGAGCTTGTCGGAGTCAATCTTTTTGTTCAGCCGCCCAACAATCTTGATTTGGAAACCTTTTTCGGTGTTGCTGTTGAGGGTTCCTTCAAACTGTTCCGAAATTGCGAGCAGCGAAACGAGTCGGTCCTCGACAACGCGGCGGGCTTCAACAGCAATGCCTTCAGCCAGTTTTGCCGCCGACCATTCGGCGGCGAGTGTATCGAGTTCGTTCATGATTTTCTCAATTCGTACGATTCAGGGAGGTCAACTAGGTAACAGCCAGGGAGAAACGTCATCGCGTCCGGCATTCGCAGGACGACGCCGGTCGGCGTGCTCATGGCGTAGGTGATGAGAAGAAATCCGTCAGGCGTCGTGAGGTCGGTCAGGTAAATCCACGTTCCGAAAGGAACGCGCTTTTCAAGCTCCATTTGCATGGGGCTCCTGCGTGGCTTTAGCCTCCGCCGCGGCTGCAAGGCGCTTTGATTCCTCGCTGTCAAGAATAAACGCCGCTGTGGTAATCGCTGTGATCGCCAGGGCGATTTGACCCGTGGCATAGCCTCGTGCGTAATCGATCGCGTCCGACCGCACATCGCGGATGAGATACAGCTCGTCGCGGACTGCGAAGAGCCTTCCGACGGGGCTCATTTCGCGCCGCCAATCTTGTCGATGACCGCGCCGAGGTCGGGAGACTCCCAAGCGTCGAGCCTGCCGGAGCGGTCCTTGGCGGTCCAAATTCCGTCGCCTTGAGTCAAGAGCCCGCGGACGGGCTCGCCTGATTCGGAGCGCTCAACGCGGAGCGCAAGCACCTCGTCGAAGAAGTAGGGAATTTGCTGGCCCAGCTTTGCCCCTGGCATGCTCGGCGCGTAGCTGACCTTGCCGAGCTCGTCGGCGCTCTTGTCGAGCTTCGCCGACACGTACACGTGCCGAGGCAGATCGCGGAACGCGCGAATCACCTCGGACATGGCGTCGATCATCGCGCCGTACGCTTGGCGCGGATCTTTTGCGGTGCGCTTCTCGGCGATCAGACAGACTTCAGCGATTTCGCTGATTGAGTCGATGGCGATGCTCTCGTAGCCGTGCGCCTCGTCGGACTCGGCGACCCACCGGTAAGCGTCGTGGAGATCGGCCATCGAAGCGATCTCGACGTAGGGCAGATCGGCCCCCTGGAGGCTCAGAAGCCCGCCTTCCGCCGAGAGGGTGATTGGACTAGGCAGCGACGCAATAAGCGTCGTCTTGCCTGCCCCGGCTTGGCCGTAGCAGAGCAGCTTAACCCCCCCCTGGGTTAGGGCGGAGGTGCGCTTGACTGAGATGGCCATTAGACGGCCACCCAAGCAACGTGAGCGAAGACCGAAACCTTCTTCACGCTGCCGTCGGGGAGTTGCTGCTCCTCCGATTTGCGTTCGGTGAAGCTGAAGAGCGGCTGGATGCCGACCGCCTTCAGCGCCGCCACGAGCGGCCCCATGAGGTACGGCGCTCCGCCGATCATCGCGGACTCGAAACCCGCCGCGAGCTCTGCGAGCGCAGCGGCGCGCTCGTGGATTTCCTCGACGCTCGGAGGCGTCGCGAAATTTAGGAGTTCGACGACGTCTTCGTCGACGCCGGTCACGCCCCCGTTGCCGTCGTATTGTTCCTGAGTCGGCTTGTGCTGGGTGAGATTCTTGATGCTCATCTTCGTGTCTCGTTCGCAAGCGTTCGGGTGATTCCGGGTGCTTGCACCGGAAAGGCCCGCCCCTCGGTGGAGGGAGCGGGCTGGGGAGTGTCAGGCGCGGCTTAGGCTCGGCCCGCGTTGATGGCCGCCGTGATATCGGCCACGTCAATCTCGGCCTCGAAGGCCGTATTGATGGCGTCTTGCAGAGGGCTGTCGGCGACGTAGCCCGCGAGCGGGTTCGCCTGTCGCTGGCCCCACGCGCTCTCGTCTACGCGGACCCACCCCTCGCCGGGGTCGGTCAGGGATTCGATGGCCTGCGCCGTCGAGGCGAAAAACTCCTCGGAGCGCACGCTGTCGCCGTCGTCGTCGCTAACCCAGAAGGCAAAGTCCGCATTTTTGGCGGCGGCAGTGACGGCGGCGAGGGCGGCGGTGATTTCGATGCTCATTGTGTCGTCTCGTTTGTCTCGCCGGTCGGGTGATTCCGTTTGGCTCGATGTAAGAACTATAGGCCCCCTCCCCCGGGATGTAAAGTGTTTTTTTACCTAGGGGCGTCGTTTTTTTATTTTTCCAGTGTTTTCCCTAGCGAAAAGAATATGTTTTTTTTCTTGCATGACGTTTTTTCTTACTCGTGCTAGTCTACCCGGTGGCAACTACGCCAAGGGACGATAAAATGATGAAACTTGAGGAAATTCGCAGGCGATTGCAGGACCGACGCCCCGGCGTCGTCGCAGCAGCGACGGGGCTCACCGCGATCACGATCGCAAGGATTCGCGATGGCGCTTACGACGATCCGAAGCTCTCCACGATCGAGGCGCTCTCGGCCTATTTCGAGGCGCAGCAGTGAAGCTACTTGAAGCGGCGCTCGCTTACGCTTCCTGGGGCTGGCCGGTGCTTCCGATCCTGCCAAATTCCAAGCTGCCAGCCTGCGCGCACGGAGTGCATGACGCCACGACGGACACCGAGCAAATCACGCGCTGGTTCGCCGACCGCGACGACCTGAACATCGCCATCGCGGCAGGCTCAAAATCCGGGCTTGTCGTTTTTGATGTTGACCCGCGCAACGGCGGGGAAAGCTCGTGGGAATCGTGGACCGCGGTCCACGGAGACGAGCCAAGCGGAGCCTTGCAGCTCACCGCAGGCGGGGGCCAGCACTACCTCGCAGGCTACGTCGATGGCGTCCGCTCCTGCAAGCTGCGCGACGGCATCGACCTCTTGAGCGATGGGAGATATTTCCTCGCGTTCCCGAGCACCATCGAGGGGCGCTCGTACGCATGGGAAATCTCCTGCGACCCGTTCGACGGGCTGGCGCCGTTTGCCATCCCGCCGAGATGGCTCGCAGGGATGCGCCCCGCGCCCCGCGCCCCGGTCGTCGTCGGTGCCGAGATTATCCGAGGCAATCGCAACGACGGGCTAACGGCAATGGCCGGCGCTATGCGGCGTTACGGGCTCGCCGAAGCGGAGATTCTCGCGGCTATCGCGGTTGCAAACGAGACGCGCTGCGATGTCCCGCTGCCTGCTAGCGAGGTCGCACAGATAGCCCGCAGCGTCGCGCGCTACGACCCTGAAAGCGACGTTGCTGCCGCTGCTGCGCTCGGCAGCGAGGCGGCTGAAGAGCTGCTCGCCGGGTTGAAAGAGCAGACGAGAGACTATTTTTTCACGCGGGCAACGAGTTACCTCGACCAGCCCGCGCCGCTCGAATGGCTCGTTCGCGGCTGGGTTCCGGCCAGCGGCACGACGATGGTTTTCGGCGAGTCGGGCGCGGGGAAAACGTTCGTAACCCTGGATATAGCCTGCTCGATTGCCGCAGGGCTCGATTGGGCCGGGCGAAAGACCCGCAAGGGAATTGCGATTTACCTTGCAGGCGAAGGCAATTTCGGCATTCGCCAGCGCGTCAAGGCTTGGTGCGTTTCCCGCGGCGTCTCTTGTCTCGATAATCTCCTTATCTCTAACAAGGCAATCGACCTCGACGGCAGCGGCGCCGCGGCGGAAATCATCTCGGCAGTGAGGGAATTGACTAGCGATTCCGTTGCGTCGATTACGATCGACACAACCAACAACCACATGAGCGGCGACGAAAACTCCGCAAGAGACGTGCGGAATTTTTTCAACGCGGCCAACGTCGTAGCCGCTGCGTTGTCGGCGGCAGTAACCCTAAATCACCACGTCGGGCACGGTGAAGGGGCCAAGTCGCGCGCACGTGGTTCGTCTGCGTTTAAGGCCAGTCTCGACGCCGCAATCATGGTCTCGAAAGACGACAACGGGCTTATCGCGCTGACGTGCGAAAAAATGAAGGACGCCGAAGCCCCGGCGCCGCTTGCCGGTAGGCTCGTGCCGGTTCCGCTAGGCTGGCATGACGAGGATGGGCAAGAGATTGTAGGCGCCGTCTTCTCGCTTAGTGAAGAAACGCCCGAACCGAAAAGGCAAAAAGCAGACGGGAAAACGACTGAATTTAGGAAACTATTTGAAAAAGCGTGGTGGTCGTCCGGCTGCGAGCTTCACGAAGAGGCGCCATATGTTTCTCGCTCGGCGCTGCGCGAATATCTGGAGAAAAATACCAAGCTGTCCCAGGCGAGTATCAGCCAATACCTCAAGCCAGCCGGGAAGCTGGTGCAGCTCCTGGTTACTGCGGGAATAGTTACGCAGGCGGAACACGGTTGGTTCATGTCGGATATTGGACATGCGGCAGCTTTGCGCGCTGCGTTAAAGGAAGACTAATTACACAACCGTAATGCCGTAACTGAACGTAATTTTAGCGTAACGAATTACGGTGGCAAGGCGAGTTCATGCGTAACGTAACGTAACGCGCTTCTTTAGAAGCGTTACGGCGTTACGCTGACGCAGCGGCGGTTACGTTTGAGATACACGTGCAATGACGCAGGAATCATAATTTAAGCGTGTATTTAAGAATCATGAGATTTTTAAAATATTGTGCTACAAAGAAAAACCGTGAAGACCGAACTCTGGCCGCTCGAACGGCTCATCGACTACGCGCGCAACCCGCGCAAGAACGACCACGCCGTTGACCGGGTGGCCGCTGCAATCAAAGAGTTCGGTTTCCGCGTGCCGATTATCGCCAAGAGCGACGGGCTCGTTGTTGATGGCCACTTGCGCCTCAAGGCTGCGAAGAAGCTAGGGCTTGGAACCGTCCCCGTCGTGCTCGCCGACGACCTCACCGACGCGCAGGTGAAGGCGTTCCGCATCTCGGTCAACCGCATGGCGGAGCTCGCCGAGTGGGACTCCGAGCTCCTCGCCCTTGAACTCGGCGAGCTCGGCGAGCTCGGGTTCGACCTCGACTTGACCGGCTTCGCTGCCGACGAGATTGCCGCGCTGACGCCGGGCGGCACCGAGGGGCTCACCGACCCCGACGAGATTCCAGAGCCGCCAGCCGAGCCGACGACGAAGCCCGGCGACCTGTGGCTGCTGGGGGAGCACCGCGTGCTCTGCGGCGACTCGACGAAGGCTGATGACGT